TTTTCACCATCTGCTCTAGGTATTAAACCTTTTGCTTTCAAGTGTGCTTTGTCTGTAAACCCTGCCTTACCTGCTTTATGTCTTTTCATTGCGTCAGCAGTATTAGGTGCGTTTTCAGCAAACTCTCTAAAACTTTCTTTTATCTTTGCGTCTTTAATAGGCACACAGTTAGGTACTTGTTTACCACCCTTATTCTTCATACCTACTTGTTTATATCCTGTCCAACATGCTTCAGTAATAGGATCATAAAAATCTTCTTCACTCATTTTGTTCTCCTTTGTAATATCTCTATCTCTAAGTCTTGGTTCTCTACGATTAACTTTTGGGTCTTCGTTTCTAAGATTTTTTGGATCATTGTTCATAGGATCATTATCTTTGTGTCCTACGTCTAATCCTTTTACTACCTTATCACCCATTACCCTACGTGCTTTATTTCTAGAAGAACGTCTGGCAATCTGTTCTGGTCTTTTATGATATCTTTCATATTCTTGTGCATAGTTTCTTGATTCAAATGCTGCTTGTTTCTTTTCTAATTCTTTTCTCATCCACAGTTTTGCTGTGTAGTTTTTTATAGGTGTTTTAACTATTTTTCTAATCATTTTATATGCTTGATTTAACACATCATCAGTAGCATTATTATTATCAATGATATAAAAGTTTTTCATACCAAATAACATTTGTAATTTTCCAATACCTTTTTGTACTTGTGCATGACTTTTTTTAACAATGTGAGGATGTACCACTCTTTCTCTTTCTGCATTTCTTGCCAACGCAACTCTCAAACTTGTATTTACAAATATCATATAAGTATCATAACCTAATCTATCTAACGCTGCTTTTGCAATAGCAGTTTTATCATTGTCTCTTGCTGTTGCGTCTAATACTAAACCTAATCTACCATCAACGTAACCTTCTAAACCTCTTTTTGTTGTTTGTTTTGCTCTGCTTCGAAACTTCATTCTTTGTTTTATTTCTTGATCTGTGCCTTGAGTAAAATCCATACTCAGACCTGCTTTTTTCAACGCTCTCTCAACAGCGTCATCACTATTAACATTCTTTAAACCAAGACCAGGAAATATTTTTTTATTTACATAAGTTTTACCAGAACCAGGACCACCTGCAAGAAAAAATGCCTTGAAGATACCTGGGTCATATAGACCTTCTTTAATTAAAAATTTTTCTAGTTCCATTAACCTTTTTCCCAATTCTTTGCAGCCGTAAAGTTTTGAATACTAAACTCCATTCTATCTACAAGTTTTACTGCCTTACCTTTTTTATCTACTGCAACATAACCTTCTGGATTTGTTGCCTGTAAACCATTAGGTGTTGTTTTAAATGTACCAATACTTTTTGCTTTGTTTAGTTTTGATATAATTACACCTTTTGCTGTTTGTAAGGTTTTATATGTTGCACAAGCAAAGTAAATACTTTCATTATGATTGTCAATAAATTTTAAACCTGTGTCTTGTATTGTTTTGTATTTGTCTTTTGCCTTATCTGTTTTAACACTATCTACTTCTTTTTGTGTTCTCTCTTTGTAAAACTCTCTAAACTTATTTGCTGTTTCTTTTGTACTTGGTAAATCTGTTGCGGCACGAATAAAACTATTAAGATATGTTTTTAATTGTACACCTACAGATAAAGTATTCTTTTCTGTTTTAATTTTATTTAACATTTCTTTTGACTTCTTTAACGAACCTGTTGCCATATTAATAGTCTTTTGTAATTGTTGACTTTCACCTATAGTCATCAATGTGTTACCTGATACATCTTTATAACTTGCGTCATCAAACCATACATTAGGTGATCTTCTTAATTTAGAAACATTAGCACCAAACTTAGCAGATAGTTTATCAAAACTATTACCTTTATAAGTTGTATGAAATACAATACCTAACTTACTACTGTTTATCTTTTTACCAAAAGGTGTACTCTCAGGCACCATATAAACTATTGTATTAGGTTGAAACGATATCATTGCTTCTTGTTTACCTGTTGGGTCTTTATAAGATGTTTTCTTTTTAGTAGAGTTAGTAAACATTAAATCACCTTGTAGTATTTCTTTCATACCTAAAGTAGAAAGATATTGTAAACACTCTCTTAAAATATTTGCAACTGGTCCTTCGTGATTATTTCTTATGTCTTGTACTGAATAATTAATCTTAGGTGTTTTGTTAAATACAGATTTAGTGCCTACAAAAAACTTACCATTCTCAGGACTAGGACCTGCAACAATAGCAGGTGCACCATCCCACTTCACAGTTAGATTAACTTTTTTCTGTGAATGACCTGATAGTAATTCATTCAATGCTTCTAAAAAAGCAATTGCATTTTTACCACCTTCAAAACCATTATTGATGATATCATCTTCTAAATGTTCTAAGTGTGTATTTTTATCTTCTACTAATAACATTATGCTAATCCATTATATTTTACTGCAAGACTAAACTGACCTAATTTCTTAACACCTGGGTGTCCTGCTTTATTTGTTCTTATTGACATCTTCATAGTTAACTTATCTTTACCAGATTTCATATCTATAAACCAATTTTGTTTTGATGATTTACTTGCATACGCTTTTATGAATTGTACTTGTGGTAAAAATACACCTAATGCGTCTTTGTCTGTAACCTCTGAGTAGTTTTTACTTTCTGCCTTGATTACCATTGTAGGTACTTTAGGTGCGTCTCTTAATACTTCTTGTTGAACATAATTTAACGTTTTCTTTTTATCTTTATTAAATCTATTAATTATTGCTTTTCTATTTAATTCTAGATACTCGTCATATAATTGTTCATACTTTCTATTGTTCTTTTTTTCAAAGGCACGAAGAACATCTTTAGTTTTTCTGTTCTTATTATAATCTGATGTTACACCTTTTATTTTTGAATACACACTTTTAAATGCTGCTGACATTAATTTATTATATGTACCTTCGTCTTGAAACGATTTAAATATTGTCGCAACATATGTGTTTAGTTGTGGTTCAGCAGTTTTTTTACCACCTGCTTTTAAACTTACACCTAAAATTTTGTTGTCTTTGTATATTAGAAATATATCACCTGGGTGATTGCCTGGTACACCAGGTGGTTTTGAAGATGAACGATAACCCCAACGAACCTCTTTGATAGGTTTATCTTTGTTTTGATCTTTGATGTATTGCAATATTGCGATTGCATTATTCATCTTAATCTCAAACTTACTAGATGTATCTGCTTTGTTGATTGTTTCTTGTGCCGCTATGATATCTTTTTCGTGAACACACTTTAACTTTTTAGGTTCTTGTCCTAATAAAAATTTATGAAAGTCTTGTACATTCTTTGCATTATACTTTTTCTCAAATGCAATTGCAGGAAATAATTCTGTGATTGATGAATTAAGAGTAGTTTCGGCCATGCCACCTGATACAGGTTTGACCATAATACGAAATGCTTTGTCTTCGTGTGTACCATCTACAGGGTCAACACTTGAAGATCCTGAACCTATCTTTGCTTCGATACCTTGTTGTTTAAGGTTTCGTAAAATCTCGTCTCTATCGTCTTCTCTATCTTTTGAACGAACAATTATAATATCTCGTCTTGCACTAGATAACTTTTCACTTCTCTCATAGTCTAAACCTAAAAATACCTCTTTGGGTAAGTTAGTGTTTTGCTCTGCAAGCGTGTCGTTTAAATTGTCCCTAAAGTCTTGAAACTTCATCATTACTCCCATTTATATACTAAAGTAACTATTTAGTCAAGCACTATCTTAGGTTATACAAAGATGTTTAGGAATACCCCCATTTACTAACCAAACTTGATTTTTATTGTGAAAATCTGCCCATTCCTTTGCTTGATCTTTGAAATCAAATCTATTGACAATTTTAGTATTGCCATTATAATGTTCTAAGACTTGAAACTTATACTTGCGATTTTCTTTTTTAGTCTCTATCTCATAGACTAATTTGTTTCTAGAAATTGAAGTCTTTGTACTTCTCTTCCGTTTCTTTGTCTTTAGCGTTATGTTCGACATATTTTTGCTCCTCTGGTTGTATTAAGTTTTGTGCGGCTTGTTCAATATCAAATAGTTTCATTCTCGACCTATCTACACCAATAATAAACTTACGATTAAGTGTAGGGTCGTTATATCTGTTTTTTAATTGTTTAACAAGCATTTGCCCAGCACGTTCTAGTTCTTCACTAGATATTAAGGCAAACATGAAATCTGCCGTAGCAGGTAATCCAAAACTTTCTGAGGTGTCTTCAAGACCAATGTCTGTACTAACGAAACCGGTTCTCGTTGTTTGAGTTGCGGTTACAATAGGCAAGTCTAACTCAACAGCAAGACCACGCATTTCTTCAGCAATTGCTTTAATGTAGGTATAACTGTTGACAT